TTTATATTACTTAAACCAAATAATTTCGAATAACGTTTTTTAAATTATTTAAATCCCGAAAATTTATGATGTTTGCACTCCTACCGGTTATGCAAATGTTTTCTTTCGTATTTTCGATCTTAAAGAAGATCGATTTCTTTTGGCATATCATCGTCTACATCTACAAATGGATCGGATGGGACATAGCTATGCCATTATTGGTTGTCGGCATAATTTATTTTATATATCATATACGATATTTTATGCGTTACACCCGAGACAAACTATATGATCTTGCGGATTATATCAGAAGGACGCTTGGCGCAAGAATTGCCAGCTACATCTTAAGGTTCTTTTCAGGACCCCTTCTCGATGACTCACGCCAGGTATTTCGACAGGCCTACGCACACATGGGGAAACCCGTGTTAGTAAGCGCAACTAACAAAGATACTTCACACTCGCATCCAAAGGCTGCAATGGTGAGGAGGAGCACGAATAACTTCTTGACGGCTATGCCCACCCTATTAGGGAAGAAGCAATTCTCCGTCTCCTCCTCCAAGCAAGAGGAATCGCTTGGAGTGGATCGGTTGCGCAACTATTATGTTGCTAAGGATCTACAGTATGAGTACATCCACAAAAAGGTTAAGGATCACCACATGGTGACAATGACTGACGTTGACTACTACGTTAAAATGTCCGACTATCTACAGGGCAATACCGTAGCCATTTCCACATTTATTCCTAGCCGTGTTTGCGGAACTACCGAAGACGCATCGTACACAATCGACGAAAACAATCAAGTCGTAATGCACGTCAACGGTGGCGGTAAGTATGTTCATGAACTTTGGAATTTTGAAACAGACCATCTAACAATCGACTTTTGGTGGGGCAGTGTGCTCTATCTAGTTGAAAAGTTTCGTTTCAGTGAAGACAGATTTGTAGTCGTTTTCATCCCTATTCGTAAAGTTTACGGACCCTTCGCCTGGTTATTGCCAGGCGCACGTTTGTTTAGACGCAAGTTCGTCACAAACGGTTACGCCCACGTACGCTATCATACTATTGTCCCAAAGAACATCCTGCAAGACGACCTTGCAGTTCGACACTCCATCGGAAGATTGAACAGTTTTGATTCAGTCACCGTCACCGACAGCCTGCTACAGACCATGTACACGCGTCTTAGGTTATCTAAGACGCCGCAGGTATCCGATTTGGAGCGCCTTGTTCGAAATGCCGGCGATTCATCCATCAGCGATCCAGTATTCGCAGCCACTATACTGTTTGACTTTTACAAAGCCAACACGAACTTCTTTGCATATTCTTACTCTCCTATATCATGTTACGCTGAGTCCCAGGATGGTTACCAATCATTAAAACCATTAGTCACAGAGGACGGTAAAGCCGTTACGCGTAGGATAATGAAACCACTTTGCGATGATGGATATCATCCATTACGTAGCCACAATAACGAACACGCTTTTGTGGATGGTCGCATTAAGAATGTGAAGAATTTAACCCCGACACACAAGATACCACCAAGATATTGGGTATACATGAGCGAGTTTGTTGACTTGCTTGTCGGGCATCATCGAGGCACATTAACGCCCCTCAGCCACGAGGAGATGATGGTTCATGTTGCTAACCGTGGCCCGAACGCCGTCAGACGAGTGGAAGATGAGAACTTTTTCCCCGACAACAGCGCGTTTATAAAGTCATTCCAGAAGGCCGAATCCTACGGAAAGTTAACAGACCCCCGTGGAATATGTACGCTACCAGTAGCACATAATTTTCGCTTAGGGCAATTTACTTATCCGTTTTCTGAGCATATCATGAAAGAACAAAAATGGTATGCATTTGGATCCCACCCGCAAGAAATAGGCACACGTCTGCAAGACATCTGCTTAAATGAGGAGAAAATAACGAGCTCCGACATCGCTAAAAATGATGGCTCAGTGCCATTCTTTTCACATTGTTTGGATAACGCCTGCTACACCGCAGCGTATGCCACACGGTACCATAGTGAGATTACTCGAATGTTGCAAGGTGAAACCCGTACAAAAGCCGTAACACAAACAGGCGTAAAGGTTGACATTGACAACATGACCGACTCCGGTTCAAGCATCACGTCAGATAAGAATTCTAGATTGAATGCTTGCGTCGGATATTGCGCTCTGCGCGATGAATCCTACACCAAGAAGGAGGCCTATAAGAAATTAGGTCTCTACGGAGGAGATGACGGTAACAATCGAGGAGTATCCGCTGCTGCTATATGCCGAGCATTTGCCAATATTGGTATGCTAAGTACCGCTGTAGACATCCCAATCTTTAGCCCAGTACCCTTTTTGGGTAGATTGTTTCTCAATCCTTGGGTTACTGCTGAATCCGTACATGATGTCCGAAGAGCCCTCTCCAAAATCCATCTGGCTAGTGCACCCGCGACCATTCCTGATGACTTAATTCTTGTAAGAAAAGCCACAGGATTTCAGGTCACTGATCCTTATACCCCATTACTGTCAAATTTTTGCGCCGCTATCCTTCGCTGTTTTAAAAACGTGAATCCGGATAAGCGTGCTACTCCTGAAGTCGAGGCGATACTCAAACGCGAAGTGAATTATTTTTCACGGTTTGAGGGCCCATTCCCTACACTAACATCTTTTGAAACTGCAATTGATGTCATATGTGACAACATGAAGTGTACGCCCGACCAGTTAGAGTCTGCAATCAATGCGTTAGACAAGATCGAACGTTTTAAGAATTTGACACTATGGAAAACTTTTTCCATCGTGACGAGAAAGTAGACATCACCGTCGTTCATCGTGGTGAAGTCAAAATAGGATCCAAAGACCCACCCACCGATCCCGCGGACAGCGTCCATCAGAAGGCTGTCCAGGCGAATAAGTCAATTGCCCCTAACCTAAGCAATATAATGTTGCAAGCAAAGACCGCCCAAGCGAAACCCGCCCCCGGATCGAAAGGTTCAAAACAATCTGCAAAGGTAGAACAAGCGCCTAAGGCGCCGCCTAAGACACCTCGTGGTTCAACAGAACCCGCTAAGACCGAGGCGCAAGCGAAAGCCCAGGCTAACGCTAAAAATGTTCCGCCCCCTGTTAAACCTAACACACAGGTTGTGCAATCTGCACAAACAGGACACGCATACAGGCATATACACCGTTGCCCAGATTGTGATCGCGATTACAGCCACATACACCCCGTTACTGACTTAGAACAACTGTTCTGGTACGACTGTCCGAATCCAAAGTGTATTGATTACCATGGATCACAAAATCCCAAACAAGCCGTATTGTTAGAACGCACCGCTGGAAAAACCCCAAACATTCCGGCTCGTATCGATAGCCTCATGAAAATAATGCATGAAGCTACAAAGAAAGGCTCAGCCACATCACATGTTAACACAGATGTGGTTGAAAGCGTTGACAGTATTGTCACTGTCACCGCCACTCCGTCTCAGATCGTGTTGATCAAAGAGGAGAAACAGCCCGCCGAACCGATACCCGCGTTTTACTCTAGCTTCGAGGCCGACCATTATTATGGGAATACTGGCCACGAATCTTGTTGCCGCCGCTGCGGAAAGTGGAGCAACAAGCAAGTTGAGGATGGACGATGCACCAGATACCCCTATTGCAAAGTCAGTGTCAAAACCACCGGGGACATGGAGACACAGTCCGTTACTATAATACAGAATGGTGACGGAGCTGAAAAGCAGAGTGACCTCACGACACCGGGTCATTACATAGCCGATCCACATTTTAGATCTGTGGATTTTAACCCACCAGCACAGCGAACGCAAGTGTTACGCACAGGTGGTAAGCAGACTGGGAATGCGCATTCCCAAAGTGCCCAGCAGGGCAAAGCGGTGCAGGCTAAAACTAAAGCCGCACACTATTCACCCCAACGAACAAAGGGGAATCCTGAGGGTGGTGGCTCGGCCATCAACACTCGTAAGAAGTAAGTGCTAATACAAAATCCCGCATAACGTGGGCGAGAAGGAAAACTCGTAATGTCGCGAAGACAGCCAAATGAGCAAACCAAAAACAAATCTTGTATAACACAAGCGAGAAGGACAACTCGTAATAGCCGCGAAGGCAGCCAAAAGAGCAAACCATAAACAGTCAGTCACTTGATCTCAAACTTCTTTCGAGGGCCACAACACCCTTACGATTTTTAATTTTAATTAATAATGAATAACCCGCCAACACAGCAACGTCGAAGACGACGCCCTGCAAATATGTCTCTTAAAAGTTTAGTCGCAGAAGCAACTAATAAACAGCTTAGAACATCAGCTCGCACCCTACGCAACAGACGAAGGAACGCTAACAGAAGGAAAGCCCGAATTCAATCAGGGATCCCTGCTGGTGAACCTTACGTTTCTAGACCGTTGGTTCCGATGTCTTTTATACCCCCTTCAATGTCATTAGGACAATCATCTGCCATTCGAACAATGAATGGTAGCTTGCGCCAAACTCTACGTACGGCCAAAGTCTCCGAAGATGGATTAGCATTTCTCAAGTGTGCGTTCGCGCCACCGGATTTCGCAGCCAGCTCCGTTCGAGGCGTACCAGATCAATTCGAAGGTAAATCACTAACGAAGAAGCACCGTCTTACTTCCAACTTTGACAACCCTGGTGGACGCGACTCTTACATCTTGATCCTCCCCATTCCAGGCATAGCTTACTTCACCTTCAATCTCGCCGCCGGCACACCCCTCAGCAACGTTAACGCATGGGGCCCTGTGTCATATGGAGATAGTGCAACACTGTTTCCATCGCAAGCTACATCGACAGATAATGTCACCAAATTCCGATACGTATCACAGCATGTGGAACTAGTCCCTACCGTTAATGCAATGCAATGGTCTGGTTCGATCACAGCTTGGAAAATCAATCCCCAAGTCATGGAGAGGTCTGCACAGGCCGCTCTTACTGATGGTTTACGTACTGTTACAGGACTGAATCAGACCTTAGGTGCTCTCACAGCAGAAGCATACTCAGGGCCGGTAATTAATGGAATATTTTCCGGCACCTATTCATCCAACTCGGTATTTGACTTTACTCCTATATTTGACTCGCAAGGCAGCATACCCATAAATATGGTTGCATCTGACTTTCAACAGCTTATCGCCCCCGGAACCACCGGAATACCAGGCTTTGATAACGGCTTTGAATCACTCTGCATCAAGATAACAAACACAGGTACACAGAACACCTTTGTTATCCGCAATTATGCGTGTGTTGAATACATCGCTTCGCCCACTTCAGGACTCTACGAATATCAATCGGTGTCTTGCAACGACCCTGTGGCCATAGCACTGTATAAACAAATCATCAAGGAACTACCTGTAGGCGTCCACTATATGGATAACGAGAACTTTTGGAGACGCGTATTAAACATCATACGCATGGTCTCTGGCTCTTTAGCCATTCTCCCAGGACCTTACGGTGCCATGGCTGGAGGAGTTAACGCGATCTCCACCGGCCTAAATCAGCTAACTATGTAAGCACGCTTCAAACGGGCGTTTGTCTTAGCTTCCAAACTTTCGTATCGTTCCTTTGGTTGCTCATTCGATGTAAGTCCCGTTTCACTGCCTCTTTTCGCCCGAATATTCTTCTTCTTCAATAGCTTTGTTTGAGACTTGTATTTCTTCTAATCTCGTTCATTTCAATGGACAGTTAGTTTAGATTATTTTAGTTTCTATCAAATATTTTCATTAGCGAACACTCTAGGACCGACAGATATCCATGTTTGCTTGCTTTTTGAATTTGTTTGTTTTTCAATGCTCGTTTTAGAATTATCAATGTCGCCAGCGAAAACGACAGACAAACTTTTCCACACCAATACCATAACATAGGCCATTGTAAAACAAAGTGTAACTTTGGTCTAGCAGCGCAAATGCGACTGCGAGTGC